TGCGATCAGCGCATCAACTTCCTCTTGCGAGAAAGACTTGGCCGGCTGTTCTTGCGCAGCAGAGTCCGACGCCGCCGTCGCGTCGGGTGCCGTCACGGAAATATCAGTCGGTGCAGGCTGAGCGTCCGTTACGAGAGATTGGGTATCGTCCATGTGATTCCGAAGAATCCCCGGTCAGCCTGGCCGGTAAGGTTTCGGCGCGACTATATCACGCAGGTTTGTCAGATTGTTGCGCATCTTTGATTTGCGCTTCGCCCTGTTGTTTCAGACGCATCCAGAGGTCAACGACAGCCTCCAGTGGCAGCTTGCCCAGGCCCGCCATGATCAGGTTGACGTCGTTGACGGACAGGTCGGTCAGGGTGATCTTGATGTCGTTCATGTCAGGCTTGGGTAGTTGCCCACGGCAGTGGAGGCATGATGACCGGGGGGTTGATCTGGTTGTCAATCTGTTGCTGCACCGCAGCCTCAGTGGCGGCTTGATTGACGCCGTTGGCCCAGCACCAGCCCAACACCTGCTCCTGCGTCAGGTCGGCGTAGGGCGTGAAAGAGCCGTCAGCTTCAGCGGCTTGGGTGAAAGAGCAGGACGAATACACCGTGCCGGTGTAGGCGCCGTCAGTGCCCGTGCAGCGCCAGCCGCATTCGATGACGTACTCGGGCGGGGTTGCGGTGGTGGGAGTGGTCTTGAGCCACTCGATGGTCCAGGTGATGTTCATGGTGTGGTCCTTTCGGAAATGTTGAATTACGCATTCGCAATCGTCGTGACGGTGCCGCTGCTGCCGCGATATTTCAAAGCCCCACCTTCAACATAAAGCTGACCCATTCCAGCCGGAGAAGTAGTTGGCGCAGTTCCGTTGGCAATCCCAATGACTTTCGCAGCAGAAGTGCCAAAAGAAGTCACCCCCAAGCCGAGGTTGCCGGAGGAGTCGATGGTGGCGCGAACTGAGCCGCCTGCCCACAAACCGAGTGCGCCTGTGGCTTTGACGTTCAGACCGCCGCCAAGGTCTGTAATATTGAGATTGCCGCCAGAGTACGAGATAACTTGCGCAGTACCGAGCCTATAGGATTGCGCAACGGAGACGTTTATGTCTCCATTAACATCCAGCTTGTACGCAGGCGAACTCGTCCCAATCCCCAGCCCGGTGCTGGTGAGGCGCATTTGTTCGGAGGTTCCGTTGGCCTCAAAGACTAACTCTTTTGCGTTATTGGCATAAAAACCAGCAAGAGCGCCTGTAGTAGTGTTTCTCAGTCGCAAAACAGAATTGTTAGTAGACGAACCTTCAAGATTGACAACAGAGTTTCCGGTGGCAAATAACTGAAGTGTGTTCACCCCATCAAACTTCAACCCACTCCCGCTACTCACCACCTTGCTGCCGTTGAGGTAGAGCACGCCGTTGGCGGTGCCAAGCGGCATTTCGACGGCGCGGGGGAAGGTGTAGGTATCCGCTGCCCCGGGCGCACGCAGTTGAGGCGTTGCAGTGTCAAGAGCGATGACTTCAAAGGCTGCCATGATTTGTCCTCAAACTGGTGCGTAGGCGGTGCCGTTGCTGGACAACACAGTCTCAACAACGTAATAGCTTGTGCCGGCGCTGTTCTTCACTTCCTCGTCAACGGAATACGGCGTGCCGGCACTGCTGAGCACAATCCACGGCGGCCCCGGGTTGGGGCTGGCGTAGTCCGTTGCAAGGGCTGCAACGGTTCCCAAACCAAGGGAAAGCCCGTTGCGAATAGGGATGCCAAAGAATGGCATGTTGCGCCCGTTACTGAATGTTGATCGGCTTGGCGTACACGGTGCCGTTGCTGCCGATCTGGACGGCGCTCACACGCCACGGCGCACCCGTGCCACCCGGCACAGCAAACGGAATCGGCGTGTTCGCCGGGATCGGCGTGTTAGACGTCGTGGCCGTCACGCCTTCGCCCACGAGGACATAAGCCGCGGTCGTGCACCACACGACCACGCCCTGCGGACCAGCGGGCCAGCCTGTGGTGCTGCCGGCCGTGCCGGTGTACGAAGCGGTCTGCGCCGCAAACGCGGCGTCGTCAAGGGGTTTCAGCAGTTCCACGAGGTGTCCTTTCGGGCCGTCAGGCCAGGAATTTGAGCTTGTACAGGGTGCTGAGATACAGCCCGACAATCTCGTCAATGATGTTCTGCAGCGGCGTGTCGGTCTTGTCGCAGACGTCGTAGCGCGTGTCTTCCAGCGTTTTCAGCGAGTCCTGCAAGAACTCCAGCACGCTGTTGGTCTTGGCGGCCTGCTGCAACTCAATCGGCCCGATCAGCCCGTGTCGGCCCTGATACGCCTCGGCAAACTTGTCCGCCAAGTCGATGATGCCGTCATAGAACGCGTTCAGCGCAACGTGCTTGGCGTACGAGCGCGTGTTGAGGTGCGCAGAGTGCGCCACGTCCCGCGCAAGGAACAGGTGGCCGATGAACGTCTCGCAACTCATACCGGAGCTCCTTCGGGCATCGTTTGCGGCGCACCCAGCATGCCGCCAGGCGAGGCCGGGGCCATCGGCATGAACTGGCGCTGCGCAGCCTGCAGATCACCCACCGCCATGATATCGCGCATGGTCTGAATAACCATTTCCTGGATCTGCTCGGGCCTCATGCCGGCCTGCACCACACTCAGGCGCTTCGTCTCGGCGTCGTATTCCTTGATCTTCAGTTCCTGCGCTTCCATCGACTGGTTCACGCGCTGGAGCATCTGCATCATGCCCTGCAGTTCCTGCGTCAGCACCTGGATCTGCTGGTTTGCCGCCTGCAGCGCCGGGTCTTCCTGATCCTGCAGCAGCTTCGGGTCGATGGTCTTGCGCAGGCGCTCAGCAAGCTCGTCGGCACCCGGCCAGTCCATGTTCTTGACGAACAGGTCGCCGGCCACGGCCCACAGCTGCGGCGATCCCTGCAGAATCTGCGACATGGCGTCCATCGCCTCCTGACGCTTGGTCAGGTACGACGGACCCGTGGTGACCACGACGTCGTACTTGCCGACGCCGGGGTTGTAGATCTTGGCAATGACCACGCCCGACTGGTCTTTGACCTCGCGCACCGGCTCGGGCTGCATCGGGTCCAGACGCGCCATCTTGGTCTGGCCGTCCACGCCGATGATGCGGGCGATGCGCTGCGTGTCGTAGATCTTCGGGATCAGGTCCACGATCTGCCGCGTGACGTATCGCACCGCACGGGCTAGGTTGTCCACGTAGTGATACGTGCCGGTGTCGGACTGCTTCTCGCGGGCCAGAATGGCTCGGCCGCTGCGCTCGTTGCTCGTAGCGCCCAAGCTGCTGTCGTACTGCCCCGTAGTGGCCTTCAGATCGTCCGAGGCGCCCATCTTGGCAGCAATCAGGCCCTGCTGGGCCATCGGCGGCTGCGCACGCTGCGGCAGCGGGAACGAGGTGCCAGCGCCGTCAGTGGCGTCGGGGTTGACCTCCAGATACGGCCAGTTGGTCGTGTTGGCGGTCTTCCACTGGTGCTCGTAGCCCTCAAACTGGCCGCCGTACCCGATAAACGGGGCTTTGGGCGCCAGCGCCAGCATTTCGGCTTCCTGCGACACCCAGTAGTTGTACATGCGCTGGGCGTCCTTGGCATTCCTGACCAAGCCGCTGATGTGGATCTCGCCGTCCACCTCAAACTCGTTGCCGATGACGCGCACCACCGGGATCCACTTACCGGCCCAGTCGCGCTCCTCGAGGATCTCGTACCCGTTGGTCTTGCACCACTTCACGCGCTGCTGCTCGGCCTGCCGGCTGCGCATGGGCATCAGGCCCATCGCGCGCATCTGCTGGTCCTCTGGGGAGTCTTCAAACGCCGTCATGCCGCCCGGGTACAGGTGCAGCGTCTTGAGTTCCTTCTCGATGTAGAAGTACTCCGCGATCCGCACCATGTTCTCGTTCAGCCAGTACCCCGACGTTGAGTCGCCCACGCTGTACGACAGCAGCGTCGAAACCGGCGCGGCCTTGGGGTACAGGCGTTCGTACTCTTTCTTTGTCAGGTCTTGCGTGATGAAGCAGAACTGCGCATCAGCACCGCACGGATCCTGGATCAGCGGGTCCATGTACACGCTGAACGAATTGCGGATGCGCCCGATGCGGATGTCCTGGTCAAACGTGTCCGGGTCGCAATACTCCGTCAGGATGCGGATGTAGCCCTCGCCAAACGTCACCTGGTTCTCGCAGGCGGTGTCGTAAGCGACGTCCGCGTCGGACATGTACTCGATGTGCCGAACGATGCCGTCGAAAATCTCCGCGACTTCCGGATCGGCCTTGTCGTCCGCAGGAATGATCTTGCCGCTGGGGCGGTTCTGGCGCTGGTCGTTGGTGACCGACTTGACGTGCTGCGGCAGCTTGTTGATCGTCAGGCACGGCCTGGCATTGATCGTCTGGCCCTGCACGCTGCCGCGGGTAGCCAGCACGTCCTGCGGCCACTGCCACGAATTGTCCGAACTGCCGGCATAGAACTTCAAATCGTCCAGCTCGTTTTGTCGAGAATTCGACACCGCAGCCTGCGCCATTGTCATGCGCTGACGCATCTCGGCCAGAAAATCCGCGTCCTGCTTGCCGCCAGCAGCAGCCACGCGGGCCCCGGCAATGCCGGTGGGGTCGGAGGTGCGGTTGTACGAAGCCATTACTTCTTCTTCGCAGACGCGGGCTTTTGCGCCTCGCGTTTGACACTGTACGCCACGGCCAACGCCTGTTTCTGGGGCTTGCCGGCCTGCATTTCAGCCTTCACGTTTTTGCGAAACGCGGCAGAAGACGCTGATTTCACCAGAGGCATGTCATTTCCCCTTCTTTGCCGTCTTGGCCGACTCACGAAACGCCTTGGCTGTCGGCGCGCCGGCCGAGCCCGGTTTGCGCATCTTTTCGCCGCTGCCGGCAGCAATGCGCTCGCGCTTGGCGTGGATTGCCGCGTAGAGGCCGGGGTCGCCGGGTTTTTTCTGGGGCATGGTCAGCACTTCCAGCGTTTCATGGCGGCTTTGGCCCGCTCGCCGTCCTTGGCCTTCGCGGCCACGCCGCCCATTCGGGCGCAAAATGACGCTTTTCGGCCCTTATCCGCCTCAGTCTTCGGATTTGGCGCAGGCGCCTTGAGATTCGACCCCGTTTCGCGGTTATAGCGCTCGCGCCCCTTGGCCGTCAGGCCCGCGCCCTGCGACGTGGGCAATTTCTCGCCCCGACCGACGCTCAGAGACACGGATTTCTTCGCCATCACCGCTCCCGGAGGCCCTCAGTGAGCCATCCAACCCGCCGAAACGACGCCGCGATCACTGATCGAGCGGCGCTGCTCCTTGGCATTGTACTCCCTGTGGGCCAAAGGGAAAGCAAATGTGCATGCCAGCGCGTCGGCAGCGTCCGGCGACGCCAGGCCACGGGCCTTCATGTCTTTCTTCGACTCCAAATACACCGTGCCGCTGCTGTTGGGCTTCGTTTTCGGCCCCGTCAGGTCGGCCTTCAACTGCCTGTCTGCCGGCACATGAGCCGATTTCAGCCAGTCGCGCAGCGCGCCCCACAGTTCGGCGCGCTTGTTGCCCCACATCACGCTGGCCTTGGCCTTCCAGCCAAAATTCACGCCGCGCACCTTGTACCGCTGCTCCGTCAGGCGGTCCAAAATCCCGTATCCCAGCCCGCCCTCGTCAATCACCGTCAGCGCAGGCTGAAACTCCTCAATGGCTTCGATGACGTGCCCCACCACGGTCATCGTGTCGTCGCCACGATACCGTCGAATGGCCACCAGATCACGCCCCTGACGGGCCACGATCACGGTCGAGTCCGCGCCACTGCGCGCGGGGTCCACGCCCAACACAATCGGCGCCGTGGGATCCTTGTACGCCGGCCGCTTGACCGCGTCGTCCACCAGTCGCGGCGTAATAAACTGGTCTTCGCCGGCAGCAGGAAACTCCCCGTACACCTCAACCCGCGCCTCGCGCGAGTCCTCGCCGTACTCGTCAATGATCTGCTGGTAAACGCGCTGGTCCGTGCCCTCAACGCTGCGGGCATCAATCTGGATGTTCTTCCAGAAGTCCCGCTTGGCGTGGAAACACTCAAAAAAATACCCTTCATTGCGCCGCGGGTTCGAGAACGCCAGCCAATACCTGTCCAGAATGTTCTCCGTGAAAAACCCCGCGCCCACCGCCCAGATCGGATCCGGGATACCCGACGCCTCGTCGAATATCAGCATCATCCCGTCCATGTTGTGAGTGCCGGCATACGCGTCCGGGTTTTCCTCGCTCCACAGCCGGCCCTCGGCCGCCCAGTAACGGGTGCCCTTCTTCAAATCCCGCTCAACGATCTGCGTGAGCCACTGCGCCGGCATGAGCTTCGTCGCGCTAATTTCCCACCAGTGCGAATTGATCAGCATCGCCGACCATTTTGTGAGCTCACCCCACGTCACGCCTCGCAGCTGCGCTTCACTGTTCGCGCTGACCATCACCGTGCTGCCGATCCGCGTCGTGAGCATCCACAAAATCAACCAGCTCACCAGCGCCGACTTCCCGATCCCGCGCCCGCTGGAAACAGCCGCCCGCAGGGTGTCCATCTCCAACTGCCCACGGTTCGCCGCGATGTGATCTCTCATCATCCGCAACACCCGTCGCTGCCACCGCCGCGGCCCGTCAAACGCCGCCAACGGCGTGTTCGGCTGCCCCCACGGAAACGCCAGCAACACAAACGCCTCGGGGTCGTCCCGAATACGCGGCTCCCACAGGCGCGTCATCAGCGCCTGCTCCTCACCCGCGGTGTATATCGGTTTCTGCATCAGCGCGTTACCCCAGCCAACGGCCGCGGCGCCGCCCGCATCATCGTCGGCGCGCCCTGCAAATACACCTCCGCAGGCCTCGGCGCCGTCATCGGATACGCCTGTTCAATCTGCCGAACAATCTCACTCCACCGAGCCGGATCCGCGCCAGGCGGCGGATTACTCCTCCAATCGCCCGGCCCCGGCCGACGGCCGACCATACCCATCGCATTCGCCGTTCGCGGCACCCCGCCCAT